ACTTGCCATGACTATGTAGGGCTCGGTGGTCAGGTGGATAGCTGTGTTGATTGCCCCAGCGTAGGATGCAGCTCTAGTGTTTACTATCTTGTTTGCACCTGCAGCTTCCATAGCCTCAGCGGTAGCAGTGTCGTGTTCCTCAATGATGAAGTAAGGGGTTGCCTCTGAAGCTGTGTCCTTGATGTTTTGGATTACCTCGACAATGCGGTGAGGTCGTTTCAGGGTGGGGATAAGCACAGCAATCATGCAAGTATCCTATCCCAGAATAGTTGCTTGGCTCCTGCTACAAGCTCAGTCAGGACATCCTTATCTTGCCAGTTAGGTATCGAGGTGATACCAGCCAGCTCGTTAGTGTGTACCTGGCAACCTGACAGGACTGCTTCAACAACAGATCGTGGCTCGGCATCAAAGCCTTGTGGCAGAAACACAAAGTGCTTGGCTCGGCTCATAGCCTCTAGGACCTCTGCCCTTGTCTTGTCGTACATCATGATCAGCTTTAGGTTTTCCTCTTGTGCCCATTGGATTGCTTGCTCTGGACCCTTTTGAGGATGCCACCTTGCAGCCCACAAAGCAAAGTCCTCTTTGGGCTTGGCTGTGAATTCAGTCGGATTGAGGGGGGAAACTACCCAGCTACTCGATTTGGGGTTACTCCAAGATAGCTCTAGCTCTAGGTGCTTTGGTGTTCGGCAGATAAGGGTCTTAGCTGAATTGAATAGGTTTGCTCTTTCCTCACTTCTTGTTTGCAAGTGATGGATCGCGACAACAGGCTCCTTCTTTGCCAGCTCGGTCATTGCCTCTGGCTCTAGCAGGTCTGTGCCAGTGATGACTACCTTGTCAAACTCCATAGCCTCACGCCATTGGTTTGGCAGGAATGTCTTGACCTCAACAGGTGCGTTAGCCAGCAAGGTTGCATCGGTCATCTCTGCACCGCCGACAAGCTTGCCATTCCAGTATTCGGGTAGGTGGTGGCTTATCCAGGCAATCACTTTAGTAGTTTCTTTAGCACCGGCACCCAATGGTTGTCCCAGACAGTTTCAATGTCGAACTGCTTGGCAAAGTCAATGGCAACCTGTGAGGGTCCTCGCTTGGCGTAGTAAGACTCTCTCAAAGCGTTGACAAGGCTAGGGATGTTCGGTGTCTGCCACCAAGCATCTTGCCCTGCATCCCAGCTTGGCTGCCCATCGGTAAGCCATGAGTCCTCGCTGATTAGGTCAGGGGTTGCAGCCCAGTTAGATCCGATGACCCTTGTGCCACAAGCCTGAGCCTCTAGTGCTGGCACTCCGAAGCCTTCGCCGTAGCTAGGGGCAAGTAGAACATCCATCCTGGTATAGATTGCTGCGAGGTCTTTCTTAGCCATGCCGAAGCGGTAGTCCTGTGGGTTCGGCAGTAGCACCTTGTCTTTAGGAATACCAAGCGATTGCAGAATCTGAATCAGGTTCCAGCCACCTGCCATACCATAAGGGTCGGTGTGCAGATAAAGCAAAGCATCAGGTTGCTGTTTAGAGAAGATGCTAAAGGCCATCAGCAATTCGCCAAAGGCTTTCCGGTGAATCAGACCCGAAGCTTTGTTGGCAGCAACAACTCCGATAAGAAACTCATCCTCTTTGATGCCGAGGTAATCATTTATAGCGTGTTTGCCAATCTCAAAGGTCGGCTTGTAAACCTTAGTGTCAACAGCATGAGGCACATACTCACACTCAATACCCTTAGCAGTCATCTGCCTAACACCATGAGGTGCCATCGCGATAGGTGTGACATTAGGTTTGCGAAGCCACTGCTCAACCTTTGCTGGCATAGTGACATGATCCAGTGGCACCCATGAGGCAATCGGAAACTTGTCGTAGCCTTTTGACTGCATAACCCAGACATCGTAAAGGCTGATAAACAAGTTGGGCTTGTCAGGGTTCTTAGCAATAAAGTTGGCGTGATCTATCGGTGCAGCATCGTTGCTGTAAAGGTCGATGCCTCTAGGGAAGTGTGGCACTTTGCCATGAGGTGTCTGGATAGTTGTCGGCACACCTTCGAGTCCATAGTTAGACAACATCTGAACATCTAAGCCAGACCTCTTTAGGCTGTCAAGCAAGTGAGTGGCTTGCTGGCCGTATCCGGTTGGGGCGTTATAGCTGTTTGACCAAAGGCTGACAGCTCCGTTGAGTTTCTCTTTTTTAGTAGTAGGCATGAACCAATCCTAGCAAAAGACAAGCCCCAAGCGAACCTACACGCTTGGGGCTTGTCAGCTTATTTAGCTAGGGCTGCTTACTTACCCTGGTAGAAACCGATGTGAGTTGCGTGGGTTAGTCCACCATCAACTCGCATTAGGCCTCGGTAGGTCACAGTGTCAGTGTTGAAAGCGAAGTCTGCTGACTGGTCAACTCTCATTCCACCTGCAACGCGTACCTTGAATGATGGCAAGTGTCCGAACAATACTGACTTAGCAGCAGTTCCAACAGCAGCAACATTTGGGTTCTCGAACACTGGGTAGCCAAGTAGTGTAGCTGGCTGTCCTGGGACTGCTGAGTCGGTCCAGATGTATGAACCTGCCTCATCCTTCATCTTACGAGCAGCAGCAATACCGGTCTTGCTCATCTGGAATCCCAAACCTGGGAGCACTCTGGCTCCGTCTGCAATTCCGTACACTAGCGTGATTAGATCTTCGTACTCAGCAGCAAAGTTTGTTGCTGTTCCACGAACTACTGATCCAGCAGCAGCGGATAGCTTTGTGGTTAGAACATCGTTGACCTTTAGACCAAGTGAGGTTCCAAGCTGCTGTGCAATGTAGCTAGTGATGTCGAATCCAGCGTCAGTCACAAGTTCCTGAGCAACCTGAACTAGAGCTCCGTACTTCTCTGCACCAAGGGTGATGCTTGAGAAGGTTGGGTTGGACTCTGAGATGGTTCCTGCTGCTGCTACTGAACCAGAGGTTGAGGTTGCAGTGACAGTTGGGATGACTAGGTTCTCGCCAGAGGTGGTGTTGAATACCTCAGAGGTAGTTAGCATTGGGCCAACTAACTGTGCGATAGCAAATACCTGGTCGTAGAAGCTCTGACCAACAGTGTTAGTTGATGGAACTAGAGTACGAGCCTCACGAACAAACTCGTGTCCACGAGTTTCACCCATAGCGATTGAGCGAAGGATGTCTGCATCTGAGTTAGCTGATGCGTATGCGGCTGGAGCGAATGAAGCAGATGCCTCGGTTGCACGAGCTTCGCGGTCTGCGATTGAGCGTGCGGTGTTGATAGCTGTGTCGGCCTGGTCAATGTCAGCCTCGATACGAGCAATCTTTTGGTTTTCTTCTGCAGTTAGACCACGCTTTTCAGCCTCAGCAATGTCAAGAACTTCTCTTGCCTGTGCGATGAGGTTGTTGCGAGTGTCCATCTGCGACTTGATAAAGTCGGACATGATTCTCATTTCATTAGTTTGATAGGGGGATTTCTGCGGTGCTGACACTCAACAGATACGGCGGTGCTAACACTCAGCCGTTGCTACAAGTTTATAGGCAGAAAAAAACCCCAGCTCAGGAAGGGGGCCGAGCTGGGGCTAAAAAACTCGTTAGCGAGTTTCTTTTATGTCAATAACCCTTGCTTCTTTGGCTGGGTTATTTGAGTTCTTGTTGTCTAGTTCCCACACAGCTTTTGCAAGCTCATCGGCGATCTCGGCAACAGCACCGGCAGAAGGGTTGCCAGCAGCGTTTAGTATAGCGGCTTTGATTTCATCTCTAGTGGCCATGTTTAGATTCCTTTCAGTAGAAGGTCAAACTGTTTTTTCTTGATGTCCAGCAACTCAAGGCCGTTGTCAATAACAACTTCCTCGGACTCTGGCTGGGCCTTTAGCTTGCTGACAACATCGGTGATTAGGCTCGCCTGAGTTTCATCGAGCTCATCGCCAGACTCTAGCCTTAGCAGTGCATCAGCAAGCTTGTCTGGGTCAATCGCCTGGTCGGTAGATCTAACAGTTGCGGTAGTTGCAGGATAGGCGGCAAACGACACAATACTTGCCTCAAATAATCTGACTGATTCCAAGGTTCTTGTTTTCCCATCTGGTGACCATGAATCCTTGATGACATTGAAGCCAAAGCTCATGCTGTCAATAACCTTAGTCCTCAAAAGCTCGGCAACATCTCTGCCTCGGGTAGTGTTTGGAAGTTGAGCTGTGACCTTTAGG